TTAAATTTTATCCGCGTGGTGCATCAGCACGAATTTATCCCACAGCTGTTCTTCACTCTCGAGGTGTGCCGGATCTTTCAGGATCGTATTCGGGATCGGGCACACTTTCTGGCAGGTTGGCGTGTCGTAATGACCCACGCACTCGGTGCAGCGGTCGCTGTTAATCTCATAAATGCTGTCACCCATCGAAATGGCCTCATTCGGGCACTCCGGCTCGCACATATCGCAATTGATACAGCGCTTAGTTATTAGTAAAGACATATCAAGCAGTTACCATTAAATCAATTTTAAATCAGTAAGTTACGACGATTTCTTATCGTTCTATATTATTAACTTACTGTATGTTGATACAGTGCAATTAACACTGATAAACTCAACCCAATAACACAAAGCAGCAACACATAGCGTTTTTACCCACGAAAAACCGATGCATGTGTGAGCTTTAATTCTGCGCCTCAGCAGATAAGGATTGAGAATGCCGCGCACTGTAACACAGAAACCAGATAGCCCCAATAACGACGATGTTTTAGCCGCATCAGAAAAATGGGACGCCTGTAAACCTCCATATACCAGCACACACATTAGAATCTGTGTTGCTGCTGCGAAGACGATCCTCTCAGCGTCTGGTCTGGCCCGACGGTCGAAATACGAGAAAGAGAACTATCTCCGTATTGATTTTAGCAAAGCCGGTAAGGTTACATTTTACGCTGAATTTCCCAAAAAAATGGGGCTGAAGGGGAAAAAGCTAGGGGAGTGGCCTGAGCTGGCGATCCAGCTGGCCCGAGAGAAAGCGGCGGAAATGGCTGGAGATGGCCTCCGATCAGAATCCGTCCATGCTGCGATTGAACTGTACCGGGATGATCTTAAAGCCAAAGTAGCAAGGCAAAAATTGAGCCCGGATAGTTTCACCACTTACGGGGTACGCATCGACAGGATTAAGGCAACGTTTGGTGAGCGCGAAATATTTAGCGATGTAACATACAATCGGCTGGTGGAGGTACTGGACGAGTGGATCGCCACCCGCTCGAACAATAACGCTCTGGAGTTGTTCGCCGAACTCCGCAGGCTCTGGAAGTTCTGCTCCCCTACGCTTTGTAATGGGCGCAACATTGCGGCCAGTCTGCCTGATGATTATGTATCCTCCCGCGTACAGAAACCCACCCCTACACGCCTTTTTACAGACATTGAATCAATCGCCCGCCTGTGGTTGAACGTGGCGGCCTGTCCATCAATACATCAAAAAAATGCCGTTAGGTTTATGATCATCACCGGCGTACGTCCGATTAACATACATAACCTGCGCTGGGACTATGTAAACGAGGATGCTGGAGAAATTATTTATCCTGAGGGAGTTATTGGTATGCGTGGAGCCATGAAAACACAAAAGGCTTTCCGCCTGCCGATAACGCCTGAACTTCGACGCATTATCGACGAGCAGAAAGCCTGGCGTGACTCGGTTCCTGAATGTAATAAAGATTATGTGTTCCTGCAGCCGCGTGACCCAATGCAACCCTTCTCTAAACGGTCTCTGGATAAGCTGGTAAAAACATACAGTCCAGAAGGGGCGGTCAAAGGCTTGAAGCATGACGGGACGATTAAGGGGAAAGAGGGGGCATTTAATACGATGTGCCGTAAATTCCTCAAGAGCAATGTAATTGCCCTCATGAAGGAAAGAGGCTATTCCCGATCAGACCGAAGGGAAATTAGCCTCCTGTGCCTTCATCACTCCAGCAAGTCAGATGACCCGATGGCAGAACACTACGACTTTTCGGACGAGATTTTGCAGGAAGAGATCGCGCTGAAGCGTGAAGCTTTCGAGGCTCATGAGCGGAGCATACTCGCGCAGGTTGCTTTGATAAGGAGGAGGGGTTAGTACTGGCTCCGGCATTTTTCAATGAAGGCTTCGACATTTTTACGTTCGTAGCGTACTACTTTTGCGCTAAATTTAATAGGCGCCAGTGTGGCGCGATGCCTGTGTGTTGTATTCCACAGGCATAGGGTTTTTTGCGTAATGCCCAATTTTCCACATACCTCATCCGGAGTGAGCAGATCATCAGGTTGTTCAGCCATATTACACCTCATATGCTTTTTACTTGTGAACAAGTCTTTGCCAGATCGCGGAAACGTATTTAGCCTGGTGTTTGGCATCAGCCAGAGCGTTATGCCTATCACCTTCAAACGGGATATCGCGGCGCGGGTTGATGCCAATGGCACGCCCTAATTCGACAATGGTTCGAACGTCGCGATCATTAGCGAAATGCCAGGGGCAGGGAATATCCACTCGGTCATAGCTGGCTCGCATGATGACGTTGTCAAAAGTTGCACCGTTACCCCACACTTGAACTCGGCCAGGTTCGGAATTACCGCGGATAAATGCAACTAGCTGAATGAGTGCGGTTGAGATAGCCATCGCTGCATTCTTATCGTTAATAGCCGACCTGGCTTCCTCACTTTGCTGCATCCACCACATAATGGTGTCAGGGTCAGGTACGGCACCACCATCCATCGAACTTTTCAGGCTCACAACGCGATAAAATTCTTCGCCGAGTTCACCAGTTGATGGATCAAAAAATACCGCACCGATGGAGACGATAGGGGCATTCGGTTTATTACCCATAGTTTCGAGGTCGATCATTAAATGGTTCACGTTAATTATTCTCCTGCGTGGTAGCTTTAGCATGGCAATAATGCTCACCATTCGGGCGGGTAGACGTTACCCCACAGCGCGGACATGGTTCAGGAAACGTCAGAACCAACTGCTCAACAACTGTTGAAACTTCCTGCTGTTCAGCGTCGGTAAGCTGGCGCTTAAGTTCAAACTCCAGCGAATCGACGATTAAGAAGGCGAAGCCCTCAATAGAACCGCGCATAGCATCAATGATTTTTTCTTTGGTAAGAGCATCAGTCATTGGTTGGCTCCCCGGTTTGCCAAAAATACAGCCCTTGCGAATCCGCGCGGCGTTAGTGAGCGAAGTTGCTTGGTGCGCTGCGAGTTACCACCTAACCATCTCCACCCCCAGAACATCCCAATATTTACCGGGCCCGGTTTTTTCTCTGGCATTACAAACCCGCCGCCAGCCCAAATGCAGGTCTTTTTCGTGTACCCGTCATACGCTGGCATTTTCGGGTGAAAACTCTCCTCACCCCCATGCATATAACCGCCGTACTGGTAGGGGTCGAAGTAGTAATCCGGCTTACGCCAGTGAGTGGACATTTTCCCTACAGGGTTCTCAACCATCCATTTAGCCTCGAATCTCTCTGCGATTTCCTGCACCATTTTCGCGTTTTCTACTGATACAAGGCTGGTGTGGCTATCATGCTTTGCCCCTGATACCGCAAGCTCTGTACAGTCGGGGAAAGCAAAGATAATGTCCGGGCTGGGGATATTCATAGCGGCGCACTTCTCGGCAAAATCCCCATCAATCCACATGTCTACGTGATGTACCAGCGGGTGCTCCTTCCGTCCTGCGTACTCGCCATGATTGCCTGATGAAGCGTTAAAGCAGTACACGGTGTGACCGTATTCAGCCCACGGCAACCCCATAATCCCGGAGCCATCAAAGAGTGACCAGACAGTTTTTTTAGCCATCACTCAGCCTCCACCTTGATGCCAGCGGCTTCCAGCGATGCCTGCACTTCATCCGCTTTGTAGGCCATTTCTGTGTGATAATCCTCATTGAAGTCTTCTCGAAGCAGCATGCTGTGACGCTGCGGCAGCTTCACGGTGCGGGACTCCAGATGCTGGATATATTCTTTCAGCACATCAGCGCGATGCTTGCCCCACGGCTTCAGAACATCAAAGCGCTTATCTGTTTGCACCCATGCGGTTTTGTCGCTCCATTCCATGTAGGCGGTGCGGAAGGACTCCAGCTCGGCGTTGCGCTGCTGCGCCTTCTCCAGCGCCTCTATGAGCTGATCCGTGTAATGCTCAACTTCAACAGCCATTTGCCGCAATTCATCGTTAGGTGCGTAGGCAATGAGCCTGGATAAACGGTGAATATTTGCGTTTTTTTGTACGCTAGTCAGTTCGGTGATATCAGTCATGGCTGGCCTCCTCGAATAACACATCCCCCTCAATCCCACCGACCTGATAAACGATCGAGCCATCTTCCCGATATTCCATTGGTGCAGCGCTCCAGGCTTCGCCATTGAGATCGTCATCGTCGCCAACTTGAACAAACCCGCCAGCAACTACACGGGCCGGATACATTTCACCTTCCGTCCAGTATCCTTCGGTATCTTTTAAGCATTTGACATTCATGCTGCCACCCATTGATTGACCAGCCATATTCCCAGCGCAGAAAGCGATGCCGCTCCAACCAGAACTATTGCATCCAGGATGAATGTCTTTCGCAGAATGGGATCACGGTAAATTTTGAAAATAATTTACTAACACCTCCCATTGTTGAATCAGATTCAATCGCGCAGCACCAATGCTATCGGCGTGGTAGGTCACCTTTACAGAATGGTGTTTGTGCGGACATTGCAAAGCCCCATAACGCATATAGGGGCTATGACCATGCCAGGAGAATTGAGCTAACGCCCCACAGGTAGGGCATTTGAGGATAGTTTCTGTCATGCGGCATCACTTTCTTCAGATGATGAGGCCTGTTCATTGTTTTTCTCGTCTTCCCTAGGTGCCGATGTTTCGTAGCGGAATTCCTGAAGAATCGACAGCACTTCGGCCTGCATTGCTGGTGGTACTTCAATAATCAGTCCGCCGCTGGTGGTCTCTTTGCATGATGAGATGATCTCCAGAAACTTCCGCGCCTTTCCTGCGTTGAATTGTGGCTTGGCGATGCTCTTTGTGACTTTCGTTTTCCCGGCTGCTTCTGCTTTTTTCATCAGCCTGGCGGCTTCCCGGTCTGCATAAACGCCATGTTCGCGAGAAATGCCAATCGCAATTGCATAGTTCATAGAGCCATCGCGAACCAGCTTTTTGATATACGGGGTGCATTCATGAAGCTGGAGATGTTGAAGGATATCGGACTCTGAACGCTTAACTTTTACGGCAATCTCTGCCGGACTCCATCCCTGATTCTGTAGGCGGTGATACGCCGCACCACGTTCAAGGGGAGTAAGTGCCAGCCCTTGCGAGCTAGTCACCATAAACGCGATCTTATCGGCCTCAGTACCAACAAAATCTTTGCACTCAAGGCGCACGATATCGTGTCCCATAGCGATTGCGGCGAGCGCACCGTGATAGCGGTGGTGGCCGTCGATCACCTTCACACCACGCTCAGTAACTTCTACGGCCAGCGGCGGAATATATTCACCGGCAATAAACGCATCGCGGAACTCATCGATATGCGCCTGATTTAGTTCGCGAACGTTGTAACCTTCTTCCGCATAAATTGAGGCGATCGGGACGTTATAGGTTTTACGGGTAGTTAACCCGGATTCTTTATCGTTATAGAGCTGGCCTAAGCTGGGCATATGGTCACCTTTTTGAATTAGGGAGTGCTTCGCTATGCGCCCCACCTGGAGGCGCATAAAACAACACACGGAATGGATGGGTTAGATGGAGCCTTCGTAGATAGGCAGTTCATCGCCGAGCTGGTTTTCCATATCGGCTACGATCTCCTGGAAGGCGTGCTCAATGATTTTTTTCGGCTCGATCAGCTCATACCAGAGGACCAGCTGACCGTCGCGCAGGCGGTAGCGAATACGCGCATCGATCTGGTACGGCGCGCCATTATGGAAAGGCGCGATTGCCAGGCTGATTTTTTCCGGGATTTTGGTGTTGCCTGAGCCGGATTTATCATCGCTGTACTGGAACTGACAGGTTCCGTCCTGCAAGCGCTTAACCGACTTGAACTCAACCTTACGGGTCTCCTGGAATGCGAGAACCATTTCCAATAGCTCGGTACCTGACGGGCCAGAGTAGTTATCGCCAACAGGCGCGACGTTCTGGATGTTATTTTCCAGAAATTCGGCGAAGTCGATCTGGTTCATCTTGTTACCATCAGCTGCAGACCAGGCCTTCCATTCGTCAGAGAAAGGACAGTCATAAACTGCTTTGTGCATTCCCCAGTGTGGGTTATCGGCGTCCTGGTGGAAGTCCAGCACCGCGACGATCCGGGTTTTGGTCTTATCGGCGAAAACAACAGAACGCGTATCACGGAATCGCTGGATATATGCGATTAGCGAACCGGGGGAAATCAGGTTTGTATTCTGGCGAATACGAGACGGGGCAATCTGGAGGCTTTCGAGCGATTTGATATCGAAGCCATCAGGGACGACGACGGACGGGATGTCGGTATTAGTTTTCAGCGTTGCAGCAACCAGATCGCGGATGTCGTGCACGGCAGAGCCTTCAATTTGAGACATTGAATAATTCCTTTATAGAGGTGTGTTGAAATAGAGGGTGGGATTACTGAGCCAGCTTAATAGGCGCAGCTTGCGGTGCTTGTTCGATAACTTTCAAATCCATCTGAACTTGCGCAGGGTCATCACGCAGCAGATCGCCATCAGCGGTAGAGAACATGATGGTATCGGCGCGGTCCAGTTCCGGGATAGTGCGGGTTACTTTTGGCGTGACCTTCATAGTGTTTTCGTCACGGGTATTCAGCATTGAACAGTTAAGGGTAAGGGTCACAGCTCCCTTTTTACCCGTTTCACGTACAGCCTTGATGACTTCTGCCAGCGCTTCGGTCAGCTCGGCATCGAGAGTGCCTTTGTTGATATACGCCAGCTGCTGGCTAAACGGCGTGGTATTTTTGGTTTCGGACATAATTATCTCCAGTTATCAGCAAGGATCGCCTTTCTGGGTAAGAAGCCTGTACAGCCAGCTCTGCCGCCAGAAGCGAACGAATGATTTAGGGTTGCGAACAGCCTGCACACCGCGAGGGACGCGCATCAGATCGCCGTAAGGGAAATTAACGTTACGGAAGGTCATATAAATCACCGATTAATTAGGTATCCGGCAGGAGTTGAACCCGCGCTGGGTTGGGCAGCCCAGCCAACACCGGGAGCGGACACATTGAAGAAAAAGGGCGGTTACCCATCAGAACATTATCCTCTTCCTCCTGTTTGATTGGTGGAAGACTGGATAACCGCCAAGACTACACACAGCAATGCAAGGGATAATTCAGAGGGGGAGGGTGTTAAGCTTGTAAAGGTCGGATGGTGTATCCGTAACCGAGATATCCGTTGCGATCCTGATATGAGCTTGCTCTCAGGCGCGCAGCGTTCTCACCTTTGACCGTATCGACAACATAGTCTGTCGCATCAGGACCATTTTCCACGACTTCAAAAGTCGGTTGGGCCTTCGATGTGAGTCCGTAGGTATTCATTGCGGTAAACTCTTATTCAGTGGATTAGTAAAAGGCCCGAAGCCTTTGATTAATTCACTGCTAATGGTTTAATGAAGTTTTCTATTTATGGAGACGTGCTATGGAAAAGTGGGAAATGACAGCCTTCTGCCCACTCTGTAAGCAGGTTTTTGTTGCTAAAAAATTTAAATCCCATCTAAACCAGCATCACGCTGAAGCATCAGATGCTGACAAATCCAAAGTAGAGAAAATGGCGCTAATAGCCCTTAACTCTGTGAAGAAAAAAATTAACAAGAAGAGCAAGGAGCTAAAAAGCGCCACAGACTTGATAACCTCTCACCGAAACGGATACACAGGAACGGTAAGTGGTGGCGCTTTCGGTCAAGGTAAAAAGTAACTTCCCGAAAGCTATCAACTCGCGCTTGCACATTACCTCCTGCCAGTGTTGCCCGTTCACGCCTGATATCACAGGGCTAACCTTCTCACCGACCGGATCGCGCCCGGTGATACGTTGCATTTGTGCGTAGGGGTCTAAACAGGTTTCATGTGCTGTTCCGACTTTGCTGATTGTTAAAGAGCGGTATTGCTACAGCGGACCCCTGTCGTAACGTTTACGGTTGGGTATCTGTCCGCTGTTGATGTGCTTAATGTAGGATATCCAACATTATGGTGTCAAGGATGTATGTAGGATAACCAACATATTTTGTTTGGGCGCAAAAAAACCGAGCTATTGCTCGGCTTATTGGAAGGGAAAGGGATTAGAAATCCATTATGACTTGTTTAACCAAACCTACGATTGTGCAATTTTCACCACATTCTATGGCTTTGTAGTTTGGGTTTAGTGGTACCAGGTATCTATGAGGCCAGTCCTCGACAAACTTTTTCAAAGTTGCCTCATGACCACCATCAAGATACGCGACAACTATTTTTCCATTCAGAGCCTCAATATCCATGATGTCTGGCTCTACGATGATCACCGAATCCTCTGGTATTGATGGGGCACCTGATGGGTTTGTCATTGAATCGCCACGTACTCGTAAAGCAAAGGCACCATCAGAAACTAACGCAGTGGTATAAACCCATTCCTTTGCATCGTCAGCTCGAATGCCTGGATCAGTTCTTGTCCATGAACCGGCTTGCACCCACGATATTAGCGGAACTTGTTTTACATTAAATATTTCAGGTTTCAGGTTGAGCTTAGGTTTTGGATCACCTTTACCTGATACAAGCCAGAGCGGATCGCATTGAAGCGCCTTCGCTAATGACTGAAGGTTTGCACCATTCGGTTGATAGTCGTCCTTTTCCCATCCCGTAACCGTGACACGATTCACACCAGCCATCTCCGCTAGTGCCTGCTGCGTCAGCTTAAGTTCTTTCCGCCTTTGGCGGATACGGTCGCTCATGTTCATCATGTAGGCAATCCTACCATTTTTGTTATGTAGGATTCTTGACATTGTTATGTTGGATATCCTACATTAAGTCTAAATTAAACCGTCGGAGAACAAACATGAGGAAATCCGAAGTTATTAATTATTTCGGAGGTGTCTGTAAAACCGCATTAGCTCTTGGGATTAAGCATCCGTCCGTATCCGAATGGCCGGAAATAATTCCCGAAGTTAGGGCTTATCAGATTGAAAAAATCACCAACGGGCATTTGAAGTTTGATCAGTCGCTTTATCAAAATTCTACTGATTCAGCTGCGTAAACGTAACTACCAAAGGAAATTCAATATGGTAGAGCAAAGTCTCAAAGAAGTTGTGAAGGCAATGTGCAAGGCATACCCAGGCGGGCGTGAGGCTATGGCTGGTGCTCTTGGTATGACGGTCACTCAGTTTAATAACAACCTGTATGAGAAAAACGGGTGCCGGTTCTTTGAGGTCGCGGAACTGGAAGCAATGGAAGACATTTCAGGAACAGCTGAACTGGCTGATTACTTCGCTAAAAGACGCGGCGCATTGCTGGTGGATGTACCCAAGCTCGAAGACCTGGATCAGGTCGAACTTTTCAATAAAGCCATGAAGACAGCCGCCATGCGTGGTCATGTGGATCAAGTCATCAATCTTGCTCTGGAAGATGGGGTGATTGATGAAGCTGAAGCGGACGAAATCAGGCACTACCACAGGAAACACCTCTCAGCACGAGAGGAAGAAGTGAAGTCCATTCTTGCTGTCTTTGGTCGACGAAAACCAAAGCGAGAGTAACCCCTTACAGGCTCACCACGTAAGCAGGAGGGCCAATGTACCAGGACGAATATTTCCACGTGACTATGCCCACGGTTTTTGCTCGTGAGGACGCCCCGTGGATTAAAGAGCAGTTGGCAACACTCCCGGCAGGTATGCGGGAAAAAATCGCGATGGCGTATTCGCAGTCGTACCAGGAAGCGTTCGAGGCCGAGCCGGTGTCATTCCGGCAGCAGAACGCCGCACGACGGACGGCAAACCGCCGATTGCGAGAGTTTTGCACGAGGTATACCCCAGCGGTTAGGGGATATACGTCGCTCCCACCCAGGGTTTGATTTTCTGAATCTGGGTTGGGGGAAAGGGGGCGGTGTTGGGTTTTAGCCCGAAGGGCTGGAACAGCTTTACCAGAAGAGAACGATCTAACAGATAGATCACTGTATGGGGTTGAAAACGTCGATTGGAAGTTCAGACGTTTAGCCATCCAAAAGGAGCCAAAATGATTTATTCAGACGCTAACGAAAAATGGGCCCCGGTTCCGGTTGAGCCATATTCCAAAGCCTACGAAGTCAGCAATCTCGGACGGGTACGCAGTGTCCCGCGCCTGGCTAACTCTGAATATTTTATTCGACACATTCACGGCGGTTTTCTGAAAGGCCGCCAGCGCAAAGACGGGACCAAAACCGTTACGTTGTCGGTTCAGCGTCAGCGCACTAAGTTTGTCATCGCCGAGCTGGTGGCTATGGCCTTCGGGGAGGTTACTGCTAATGCTTAACATTCAGCCCCGCGAAAAACAGATCGTCGCGTTAAACATGCTGCGCAGCGCCTGGAAACAGAATAACTCCTTCATGCTCTACGCCCCTGTAGGGTTCGGCAAAACAGCAATAGCCGCGTTGATCACAGATGGCTTTGTCAGCCGTGAAATGCGCGTAATGTTTGTGGCTCCGTATACGGTTCTGCTGGACCAGACCGCAGCCCGATTCATGGAATACGGCCTTCCTGGCGAAGAAATCAGTTATGTCTGGCGTGATCACCCGTCATACAACCACACAGCTCTGATCCAGATTGCCAGTGCGGATACGCTGATTCGCCGTGAGTTCCCGGACAATATCGACCTGTTGATCGTTGATGAAGCCCACCTGAAGCGCAAAAAACTGCTGGAGGTTATCGACAATCTCACTCGCAACACAGCAACGAAGGTAATCGGCCTTTCCGGTACGCCTTTCGCTAAGTTCCTGGGCAATTACTACCAGCGCCTGATTAAGCCAACGACCATGAAAGAACTGATCGCCATTGGTGCATTGAGCAAATATGAGTTCTATGCACCGTCGCATCCTGATCTGTCCAAAGTGGAAACGTCATACGTAGCAGGCTATGGCAGCGACTACAAAGAAAACCAGCTCAGCCAGGTAATGAGCGAAGCCAAGCTGGTAGGCGACATCGTGAAAAACTGGCTGGAGAACGGCGAAGACCGCCCGACGATTTGTTTTTGCGTCGATGTCGCTCACGCCAATTTTGTCACGGTTGAATTTGCCAGCGCTGGCGTGACGGTTGAAGTTATGACAGCCAGCACACCGCACGACGAACGACAGCTCACGATCCGCCGCTTCGAACAGGGCATAACCAAAATCATCATTAACGTTGGTGTTCTGGTAGCCGGTTTTGATAGTGATGTTCGCTGCATTATCTTCGCCCGGCCAACCAAAAGCGAAATGCGCTGGATTCAGATTCTTGGGCGTGGCCTGCGTGCCGCTCCTGGTAAAGATCACTGCCTCATATTCGACCACACAGGCACGGTTAATAAGCTGGGCTATCCCGACGATATTGAATACGACTATCTCCCTTCATCGTCTGACGGCATGGAAGAAGCACCGCAGAGAGCCGTAAAGACCGATGAAGCAGAAAAGCTGCCGAAAGAATGCAGCCAGTGCCACTTCGTCAAACCAGCCGGGATATACATCTGCCCGAAATGTGGTTTTAAACCGCTCGCCGGGGAAGACGTGGAAACAGATAAATCCCGTGGGCTGAAAAAGGTAAGCAAAGCGGAAGTCAAATATACCGCTGAGCAGAAGCAATCCTGGTGGTCTCAGATTCTTTTTTACCAGCGCACCCGCGCAGCGCAGGGACGCCCGGTCAGTGATGGCTGGTGTGCGCATACCTACAAACAAAAATTCTCTGTATGGCCACGGGGGCTACATCACACCCCACAGCAAATCACACCGGAAGTAACGAATTTCATCAAATCAAAACAGATCGCCTTTGCGAAGAGAAAAGAGAAAGAAGGAGATGCCGCATGAATACCAAACAAGCTGCGATTGGTCGCTGGGCGGAAATATTTAAACACTATGGTCTCCCTGGTATCACCGGGAAAAACCATCTCAAGGGGGAATGTCCTCTGTGTGGCCGTACCGGAAAATTCCGCTGCGATAATAAAAACGGCACCGGCTCATACATCTGCGTGTGTGGTTCTGGTGATGGCTGGGCCTTGTTGACCGCTAAGACTGGCAAAGAGTTTAAGGTTCTGGCCTCAGAAATAGACCGCCTGATCGGCAACGAGTACACCTCAGACCGCACCAGAGTAAATCCGGTACGTACATCGCTGGCGCAACAGCGTGAAAAGGTCAGTCGTAAGTTTGCAAAGCTCACCCCACTGCGCGGAACCGGGGCAGATAGTTACCTGAAAGGGAGGGGTATCAATTCCCTGCCTTCTGAGAGCATCAGATTCTGCGATAAGCAGCCAGTAGACGGGAAAAACCTGCAGGCTATTTATGCATTGGCAACTGATGACCGTGGCGAACTGTGTTACCTGCACCGCACCTTGCTTGATGGTGATAAAAAGGCGCAAACAGGTGGCGCAGCCAAAAAGATGATGAAGCTGCAGGAAGATAGTTATCTGGAATTTGCTAAGTCTGTTGCTATCCGCATGTTCCCTACGTCCTCCACGCTGGGTATTGCAGAAGGTATCGAAACGGCGCTGGCCTGCCATCAGATCACTAAGTGCAATACCTGGGCGACGATGAACACTGCATTCATGAAGAAGTTCCGTGTTCCTGCTGGCGTAAAGAACCTCATTATTTTTGCAGACTCAGATGCAAACGCTGCTGGGCATGCCGCCGCTTTTGAATGCGCTGCGGCGAATCTGCACGCGAAGAATGATCTGGAAAGTGTCTCCGTGCGCTGGCCTGCGCAGGGTGATTTTAATGATCTGCTGCTTAACGGTTCAGAAGTATTCGAGTGGGTATTTCACCGGGGGATGAAACAGTGAAGAAACCAGCGGCTGCAAAGGTGAAAACGTACAAACCGAAGAAGTGCGCCAGCTGTGGTGAAACCTTCACTCCGGCCCGCAACCTGCAAAAGGTTTGTGGCCCGCTCTGTGCTATAGCCCACAACAGGGCGCTGAAACAAAAAAAAGCGGAGGCGGAACAGAAGGACAAGCTGAAGATGCGCAAAAAGGCTCTGCTTACCCGTGGCGACTACATCAAAAAAGCTCAGTCAGCCTTCAATGCCTTTATCCGTGAGCGCGACGAGGGAAAACCATGCCCATCATGCGGCACTTATCATCCACCTATGATCTTCGGCGGCCAGTGGGATTGCGGTCATTTCATGGGGGTAGGCGCCCGTCCTGAATTGCGCTTTGAAGAGAAGAACGCTTACCGGCAGTGCAAAGCCTGTAATGGTGGATCGGGTCGGTTCGCTGCAAAGAATGCCACTGTACATGCCCGCTACAGGGAAACGCTAATCGAGTGGTATGGATTGCCGCTGGTGGAATGGCTGGAAGGCCCACACGAGGCGAAGCATTACTCAAAAGAAGACCTGGAAAACATAGCGGCTAAATACCGCCGTAAAACTCGCGAACTGAAAAAGCAGAGGGCCGCATGAATTACGATCTCATCTACTGTGATCCGCCGTGGGAATACGGCAACCGAATTAGCAACGGCGCAGCCTGTAATCATTACAGCACAATGAGCATTGAAGACCTGAAACGGCTCCCTGTCTGGTCTCTGGCTGCTGATAACGCCGTACTGGCGATGTGGTATACGGGGACCCATAACCGCGAGGCTGTAGAACTGGCTGAATCATGGGGTTTCCGGGTCAGAACAATGAAAGGCTTTACCTGGGTAAAACTGAATCACAACGCCGCTGACCGCTTCAACAAGGCACTAAACGCCGGAAAGCTGGTGGACTTCAATGATCTTCTTGAGATGCTGGACCGTGAGACGCGCATGAACGGCGGCAATCATACCCGGAGCAATACAGAAGATGTCCTGATAGCGACCAGGGGAACCGGACTAACCCGCGCCAGCGCATCGGTAAAACAGGTTGTTCACACCTGCCTCGGTGAGCACAGCGCTAAACCGTGGGAGGTAAGGAACCGACTGGAGCAATTATACGGCGAAGTGAAACGGATCGAACTATTCGCTCGGGAAGAGTGGAAAGGATGGGACCGCTGGGGAAACGAATGTAACAACAGCATTGAAATGATTACGGGCCAGATAAAAGGAGTGAATGTCCAATGATTAATCCGTCGGAAGTTGGGAAAAATGGTGAGATGGTTAGGCTTCGCACTCTGGAAAGTATCTGGATTCAAGGGAAGCTGCGCATGTGGGGCCGCTGGTCTTACATCGGCGGCGGTAGTGGCGGCAATATGTTTAACCAGTTACTGGCCTCCGGGAAAATTACCAAAACAGCCATCAACGAAGCATTACGCCGGATGAAGAAGTCCGGCATCTCGAAGCCAGAGCTTGAGGCGTTCTTTCGTGAAATACTCGCGGGGAAAAACAAAAGCGGTCTTGCTTTCTGCACAGACGATGAAGGACTGCGGATTGATAAGGTACTGGGGGTAGTCCTCATTACGGGTGGTCACAAAGAACTTTACCACCTGCTGGTGGAGCATTACCGGTTACGGAAGAGCAAACGCCGCATAGCGGAAGAGCTCCATGAAAAGCATCCCGACTGGTGCTTTATGACCTGTAGACGCAGAGTTGATACGTGGCTAAGTTTGGCAGAATCGATGCTGTACGCACCAATGTATGACACATTCGACATAAATGGCGACAGATTTTACTTGCAAAGTGAGCCAGAAACTGCTTGAATTGTGATAGGCTCGGGACGTTAAAGCGAACTGAGCAGCAGAACCAAAAAAACCCGCTTAAAGGCGGGTTTTGTGCGAAAAATAGCCACTCCAAAATGGCCCATTAAAGCATGGTAAAATACGTGTTAACCCCACAAAGAGGAGTTAGACATGGCTATTACCCTGCATCATAAAGAAATCATGATTCTCATGACGGACCCCAACTTAAAAGTGCCGGTCCAACATACCAGCTTCCCTTTTGAGCATCCCTACAAAATTGATTCGGCTATAGAACAGCTATACCAACTGGGATACATTACAGCAGTGCAATCAAAAGCTGACTCTCATTGGATCGCCACTTCTATTACTTCAAAAGGCTTCTCCTTTCTTAAAGAGGAAGGATTAATTTAAAAGAAATTAAGCAACTGTTTTTATCCAACCTCGCTTCGGCGGGGTTTTTTCATTTCAGGCTCACGGGAATCATCTTCGATACGGCTCGTTGTTAAATCAGCCCGATGGGCCTGACCCTTTCAAACACACACAGCACCCGCTAACAACGCGAGGTGAGAGTATGTATCGCATGGAAAAGATAACCACTGGTGCTGCCTATGGCGCTTCAGCCGGGAGCATCCTTAACGGCATGCTAAATGCCTACAGCCCCGAGCAGTGGAATGCCATCGGCGTACTGGTGGGCATTGTCATCGCCGTACTTACGTATCTGACGAATTTGTATTTCAAGATTCGCGAAGACAACCGACGTAGCAGGAGCCGAGATGAACCCGACGCTGAGGAATAAGCTGATTGGTGCGATCGCCGGCGGTTCTGGCGCGATAGTCATTGCTTCCGTCATGCTTGGTAATGCTGACGGCCTGGAAGGAAGGCGTTATTACGCCTATCAGGATGTTGTCGGCGTCTGGACTGTTTGTGATGGTCACACTGGCACCGATATTCGCCGCGGCCATCGTTATACCGACAGGGAATGCGACAACCTGCTGAAGGCAGATCTGCGGAAGGTGGCAAGTGCAATTGACCCGCTTATCAAAGTCCGCATTCCTGATCCTACCCGCGCCGCGCTTTACTCATTCACCTACAACGTTGGCTCTGGAGCTTTCGCCAGTTCCACGCTGCTGAAGAAACTGAATGCTGGAGATGTGCCGGGCGCGTGCAAGGAACTGCAGCGCTGGACGTATGCCGGTGGCAAGCAGTGGAAGGGACTTATCACCAGGCGCGAGATTGAGCGTGAAGTCTGCGAGTGGGGCCAGAAATGAGCCGATTAACCGCAATCATCAGCGCTATAGTCATTCTGCTGCTTTCCTGCTTTTTCTCATGGCGTTCTGGCTGGAATTCTCACGCTGACCATATCAACGCCCTCGCGGCGAAGAAGAAAGAGAAAGCCGAAAAGACTATCCAGCCGGTAGAGCAAAAGGCCGCTGCCGCTACAGAAGAGGGCAAGGTCATCTACCGAACCATAACCCGCGACGTGGTGAAATATGTCCAGTCTCCGAATCGTACTGTGTGCCGGTTTGACGATGATGCTGTGCAGTTGCGCCAGCGAGCTATCGACGCTGCCAACGCCATCCCCGGATTTGATGACGGCGCCGTGCAAAGCAAGTGACGCAGGGAAAGACAGCGACGAAGACCTGCAGTCAGACGTCGAAACCGCTCAATGCCTGCGCCAACTGCGGTTAGATAAATACCGTTGGCAGGCCTACTACCGTGCAGTGAGTCAGTAGCGGGGCTACATTGCCGTTCCTGCACGGCGAGGTCGGCGTGATAAAAAACCCCGAAGAGGATATCCAAAAGTAAACGGGGCGCTGAATGAACAGCTAATGACTAAACAATACATCGTGTATCTAAAATATGTTTAATCATTTCGCAACCCGGACCATATTGCGGAGGAGTACACCTGTGTTTTGGCGTAGGACTGCTATCGGCGCTGGGGAAGTGTAACCGGGATAAGGCCGATATTAGAGGCGCAGAAAGCAAAAGGGCGACGCATTACTAATGCTTAAAATTCCCTTTACATGTTTTCTGGTTGCCAGTGGTACGATGAAACCCCTGTAGGTTGAATGAGGCGTACCGATTTCTATGATGACGATAAGTGAGATTTATGAAGTTGGCTGCGAGTTTTTCGAAGGCGGAAATTTTTTTGTGGAAATCCATCCGACGGGTGTCAGATTCGTTAACGAAACCATTAAAGATGGAAAGACTGTAACTGAAAGCCATTTCATGGAAGTTGGGTTGGATGTGATTTCACCGCCTGCGGTTCGAGGGTTTATTCACGCGTCTAAAAAGGAACCTAACTACTCAACTTCTTGGTAGCCGACTTCTAGTTTTTAGTTTGCCGCCATCACAAAGGCCACCCACGGGTGGCTTTTTTAGTCGCATTACAACAGGCATTCATTGAGTGCCTGTGATAATGCTCATCTCATAAGGACGTAATCATGCCCGCATTAATTCCTCGTGCATGCCGTAAGCGTGGATGCGCAGGCACAACCACCGACCGCTCAGGCTACTGCGAGAAGCACCGTAATGAAGGCTGGCAACAGCATCAACAGGGAAAGAGTCGCCACGAGCGTGGCTACGGTAGCCAGTGGGATATCAGGCGTGCGCGCATCTTGAAACGCGACAACCATTTATGCCAGAACTGCCTTCGCAGCGGGCGAGCTGTCGCAGCAAAGACGGTTGACCACATCAAGGCCAAGGCTCATGGGGGTACCGATGACGATTCGAACCTCGAAAGCCTGTGCTGGCCCTGCCATCGAACGAAAACCGGGCGCGAACGCATCAAATGATATCGATTCTCATTTGAAGGGGCGGATGGGGGGCGGGGTCAAATCCCTGACGGCAAAGGCCCAAAGGACCGCCGCCTAGCCTTTTTTCACACCGCCGCAGGTTAGAAACTTTTTTTTGGGGTCCCCCATCCGATGATTAATAGGAGTTTTCGATTATGTCTGGACCGCCGAAAACCCCGACACATCTACGTTTGGTGAGGGGTAACCCATCTAAGCGAGCGATCAACAAAAACGAACCAGAGCCACCCAAAGGGGTACCCCCAACACCGAAGCATTTCGACAAGCAGGGGAAGTACTGGTTTAAGAGGATGGCTGAGGAACTGGACGCTATCGGCGTTATGTCCCTGCTTGACGCGCGGGCGCTGGAATTGCTCGTTGAAGCCTATACAGAGTACCGCCATCACTGTGAAACCCTTGATCGTGAGGGATATACCTACGCGGTTTACAGCGAGGATGATCCTGATGAAGGGAAAGAACGTGAAATCAGAATGATTAAGCCCCACCCGGCAGCAATGATGAAAGCGGATGCATGGAAACGTATGCGTGCAATGCTGGGCGAGTTCGGCATGACTCCTTCAAGCCGGTCAAAAGTCAACCGAGAAACGACACCTGACGATGACCTGATCAGCAAATTCCTTAATTCGAGAGACTAATGGCTAAAGTTGCAGATGGCATACGCTACGCAGAGCGTGTCGTGGCGGGAAATATCATTGCCTGCGAATTTGTTCGCCTCGCTTGCCAGCGATTCCTTGATGATCTGAAATTCGGCGAGGAACGTGGCATTTACTTCAGCGAACCGCGTGCGCAGCATATTCTTAATTTTTACAAGTTTGTGCCTCACGTTAAAGGGGCTCTTGCTGGTCAGCCGATTGAATTAATGGACTGGCATATTTTTATTCTGATAAACATCTTCGGTTTTGTTATTCCGCTGGTGAATGAGGAAACCGGCGAAATAGTGCTGCGCAATGACGGAAGTGGAAGGCCGGTAATGGTTCGCCGCTTCCGGACAGCCTATAACGAAGTGGCCCGCAAAAATGCCAAGTCTACTTTATCTTCTGGTGTTGGCCTGTATATGACCGGCGCTGACAGCGAGGGCGGGGCGGAGGTCTATTCCGCTGCGACGACGAGAGATCAGGCGCGGATCGTGTTTGAAGATGCAAAAAACATGGTCAAAAAGGCCAGGCCAACGTTGGGCAAACTGTTTGAGTTCAATAAACTCGCAATTTATCAGGAGCAAACTTCCTCTAAATTTGAGCCGCTGTCTTCCGATGCAAATAACCTTGACGGCCTGAATATCCATTGCGCCATTATTGACGAGCTGCATGCGCATAAAACTCGTGATGTGTGGGACGTTCTGGAGACTGCAACGGGGGCGCGCCTGCAATCTTTATTGTTCGGCATCACCACAGCCGGTTTCAACAAAGAGGGTATTTGTTTCGAACAGCGTGATTACGCCATCAAAGTTTTACGTGGCTACAACAGCGACGTAGAAGGCGCGGTAAAAGATGACACCTATTTTGCCATTATCTTTACCCTCGATAAGGATGATGATCCCTTTGATGAAACGGTATGGCAGAAGGCAAATCCCGGACTGGGTATATGCAAGCGCTGGGATGATCTTCGCCGCCTGGCTAAGAAAGCGAAAGAGCAGGTTTCCGCAAGGGTTAACTTTTTCACCAAACACATGAATATCTGGGTAACGGCCGAGTCTGCCTGGATGGACATGATGAAGTGGGAGAAATGCGAGTATATAGCTCCCCAGCATGAGCTTAAAACCTACCCAATGTGGGCTGGCGTTGACCTGGCTCATAAAATTGATATTTGCGCAGCTGTAAAGCTCTGGCGTGCTGATAACGGACACGCCCATGCTGACTTTAAATTCTGGCTACCTGAAGGACGGCTGGAAAAATGTTCTGCACAGATGGCGCAGATGTATCGCAAATGGGCCGAGCTGGGAAAACTTGAGCTTACCGATGGTGATGTTATCGATCACGCCCAGATAAAAGCGGATTTCCTTGAATGGATTAACGGCGAGAACCTGAAAGAAACCGGATTCGACCCGTGGAGTGCGACGCAGTTCAGCCTGGCGCTGGCAGAAGAAGGCGTACCGCTGGTGGAGGTCCCTCAAACCGTCAGAAACTTTTCTGAATCCATGAAAGAGGTTGAATCGCTGGTCTACGGAGGGCGTTTCCACCACAGCAATCACCCGGTAATGAACTGGATGATGTCAAACGTTACCGTTAAGCCGGATAAAAATGACAACATTTTCCCTAACAAATCCACGCCGGAAGCCAAAATAGACGGCCCCGCTGCGCTATTTACCGCAATGAGTCGAATGCTGGTTAATGGCGGGGAACCTGAGGCGAGCCTTTCTGATCACCTGGAAAGTTACGGCGTCCGTTCACTTTAAAGAGGCGCTTATGATCCTGATGATTCTTGCCCCGCTGATCGGGGTGATCGGTGCTGCTTTGTTTTCATATGGCGCATGGCTGATATTCCCGCCCGCAGGATTTATTACTGCTGGTGTTCTGTGTCTGTTCTGGTCATGGGCAGTATCAAAATATTTGTCCGCGCCACGTAATGTTCAAAACGAAGGCGGTGACTGATGTTCTTTCCCGGATTGTTTCAAAAATCTAATACTCCGGTGACCACACCTGCAGAGTTAGCGGAAGCCGTAGGGATGACTTACGACACCTATACCGGAAAGCGCGTCAGCAGCCAGAAAGCGATGCGTCTTACAGCGGTGTTTGGTTGCATCAGGGTGCTGGCTGAGTCAATGGGAATGCTTCCCTGCAACCTGTACAAGGTCACTGGCAACAGCAAGCAAAAAGCGACCTCTGAAAGGCTGCATAAATTACTGACCATGAAGCCAAATGACTATATGACCCCTCAGGAGTTCTGGGAGCTGGTCATTGTGTGTCTTTGCCTGCGCGGTAATTTTTATGCCTACAAGGTCAAAGCGCTGGGTGAGGTGGTCGAGCTTTTACCCATTGATCCGGGCTGCGTTGACCCTAAGCTTAACAGTCAGTGGCAACCGGTGTATCAGGTCACTTTCCCTGATGGTTCGACGGATGTGTTGGGTCAGGATGATATCTGGCACGTCCGAACACTGACCTTTGACGGGCTGGTTGGTCTGAATCCAATTGCATACGCCAGAGAGGCAATTTCTCTGGGTATGGCGACTGAAGAGCACGGGGCAAGACTGTTCTCAAATGGCGCGGTCACTTCTGGCGTTCTCCGTACTGAGCAATCGTTGACCGACGCTGCCTATGACAGGTTGAAGAAAGATTTTGAGGATCGTCACCTCGGGCTCAGCAATGCGCATCGTCCGATGATTCTCGAAATGGGTCTCGACTGGAAGTCGATGGCGCTCAATGCCGAGGACAGTCAGTTTCTTGAGACCAGAAAATTCCAGTTGGAGGAGATTTGCCGACTGTTCAGGGTGCCGATGCACATGGTGCAGAACACCGACCGCGCCACCTTCAGCAATATCGAAAACCTTGGCATTGGCTTCATTAACTATTCACTCGTTCCGTATATGACCCGTATTGAGCAGCGAATCAACGTGGGGCTGGTGAAGGAATCGAAGCAGGGCACCTATTATGCCAAGTTTAATGCCGGTGCTTTGCTGCGTGGGGATATGAAATCCAGATTTGAATCGTATTCAACCGGTATTAACTGGGGCATTTACTCACCAAACGACTGCCGTGAACTGGAAGATATGAACCCACGCTCTGGCGGTGACATTTATCTGACGCCGATGAATATGACGACCAAGCCGTCTGACAGCAATAAGAGCAAAACAACCGAGGAACAACATGATGCCGATGACTAAACAGCGGCTGGATATTCCGCTGAAGCTAAAGTCTGTCAGCGACAGCGGGGAGTTTGAAGGCTATGGCTCTGTGTTTGGCGTTAAGGACAGTTACGACGATGTCGTTGTTCCCGGCGCTTTCAGTAAATCACTTCAGTCATGGCGGGAGAAAAACGCACTTCCGGCCATGCTCTGGCAGCATCAGATGGATGAACCTATCGGGGTTTATACCGAAATGAAAGAGGATGACGTCGGCTTATATGTCAAAGGCCGGTTACTCATTGATGATGATCCTCTTTCAAAGCGAGCGCATGCCCACATGAAGGCCGGTTCTTTAACCGGCCTTTCTATTGGTTACATGCTCAAAGACTGGGAATACGACCGCGAGAAAGGCGTGTTTCTCCTCAAGGAGATCGACCTTTGGGAGGTCAGCCCCGTAACGTTTCCATCGAATGATGAAGCGCGGGTGAGCGATGTTAAAAGCGCGTTTGCCCGTGGTGAAACACCATCCCAGAAAAGTATTGAACGGGTCCTGCGCGATGTTGGGCTCTCCCGCACCCAGGCCAAAGCATTCATGGCCGGGGGCTATGGCAACCTCTCTCAGCGTGACGCTGATGGTGTGGATGCCGCACTGGATGCATTGAAAAACATCAAATTTTAATCAGGAGTTGAATTATGGCAGTCGAAATTAAAGACGTTGAGCAGGTCGCGCAGGATTTGCAGCAAAAATTCGATGATTTCAAAGCGAAAAATGATAAACGCATTGACGCTATCGAAGCTGAAAAAGGCAAGCTGGCCGGAGAAGTTGAAACACTTAACGGCAAGCTGACCGAACTGGATCAGCTTAAAACCGCGCTGGAGGATGAGCTTAAACAGGTTAAGCGTCCCGCTGGTGGTACTCAAAGCAAGGCCGCAACCGAGCACAAAACCGCTTTCATCGACTTTATGCGCAAGGGTAAGGATGACGGACTGCGTGATCTGGAGCGTAAAGCCCTGCAGGTTGGCGTGGATGAAGACGGCGGATATGCTGTCCCGGAAGAGCTGGACCGCACCATTCTTAATCTTCTGAAAGATGAAGTAGTGATGCGCCAGGAGGCCACAACTATCACTGTTGGCGGAGCCAACTATAAAAAGCTGGTTAACCTTGGCGGCACTGCTTCCGGCTGGGTCGGTGAAACCGATCCCCGTCCGGCTACTGATGCGTCTAAACTCGGTCAGATTGAACCGTTCATGGGTGAAATCTACGGAAACCCTCAGGCAACCCAAACGATGCTGGATGATGCCTTCTTCAATGTAGAAGACTGGATCAACAGCGAACTGGCGGTTGAGTTCTCCGAACAGGAAGAAATCGCTTTCACCAGCGGCAACGGTACGAAAAAACCGAAAGGCTTTCTGGCCTACGCCTCCACTCTGGAGGACGATAAAACCCGTGCCTTTGGCACGCTGCAGCACATTCTTTCCGGTGCGGCGGCTGGTGTGACTGCCGATGCGATTATCAAACTGGTCTACACCCTGCGCAAGGTGCACCGCAACGGTGCTAAGTTCATGATGAACAACAACAGCCTGTTTGCCGTTCGCATTCTGAAGGACTCCGAGGGTAACTATCTCTGGCGTCCGGGTCTTGAGCTGGGCCAACCCTCCTCTCTGGCAGGTTATGGTGTTGCTGAGAATGAGCAAATGCCTGATATCGCAGCTGATGCGAAAGCCATTGCGTTCGGTAACTTTAAACGTGGCTATACCATCGTTGATCGCATTGGTACCCGCATCCTCCGCGACCCGTACACCAACAAACCATTCGTTGGTTTCTACACCACCAAACGTACCGGCGGAATGCTGGCCGATTCTCAGGCCATCAAACTGCTGCAGATCGGTGCTGGCGCATAATCTGATGGGGCTTCGGCCCCATTCTTATGGAGGTCATTATGCTGCTGAAAAAAGACCTGAAATGGTCACCTGATGGCATTCAGATCATAAACATTCCCGCCGGTGAATATGAGGCTGGATCACTTCCTGAGCGCGCTCTTGAGGTTGCTGCTCAAATGGGGATTCTTGACGGCACTGAACAACCGGAAACTGAAACAACTGTTAAGCCTAAAACCAGCAATAAGCGGGGTGATGGAAAATGAAGCCCTCTGTAGAAGAGCTTCGTTACCAGTGCCGTATCGACAGCGATGATGACACAGAGGATGTGATGTTAACGCTCTACCTCAATGCCTCTCTGAAGCATGCTGAAAAAATCACTAATTGCCGTCTTTATGATAACGCTGTTCCAGACGACGACCCTGACGGGGTGGTAATCGAGGACGATATCAAACTGGCCCTGATGCTGTTGGTTTCGCACTGGTATGAAAACAGGGAGCCTGTTAGTAGTGACAGCGTTAACTCCATTCCGTTCGGTGTTGATGCAATTCTGAAACAACATCGCAAAATTCCTGGGACTTGAGGTTACAAATGGCCTGTGAAGGGTGCCGCCGTCGGCGTGAATGGTTAAAAAAGTGGACGAAAATAGCCTATGAACGAGCAACTGGTAAACGCGCTGATAGCAGCGCTGAAAGAACAAACAGCAGCACAGAGAGAGCAGACGGAAGCGATAAACCGCCTGGCTGAGTCTAACATCGCCCTGTCCGATGTAATTATCCAGTCCCTTGCCGGCGATCTCGATGAGGCGCCAGAGCAGCAAACCTATCTGAGCGGGAAACCCAGGGGGTGATATGCAGGCCGGGAAATTGCGTCACAGGATCACCCTGCAGGAGCCGGTAAAAGAACAGAACCCGACAACGGGAGCCGTGATTAATACCTGGCGCGATGTCGCAACCCTTTGGGCCGAAGTCGCTGCTTTATCCGCACGTGAGTTTATCGCCGCCCAGGCTTCTCAGGGCGAGGTTACCACACGGATAACGATTCGTTACCGTGAGGGCGTCACCCGCAAATATCGGATCCTGTTTCGTGGCCGCATCTACAACATTGAGGGCGTTTTACCTGACCCCCGGAGCGGCAGGGAATACCTGACACTGCCATGTTCAGAGGGGGCTAACGATGGCTGATGGCGTAGAAGTAAACCTGACTGGCCTCGATTCCGTCCTGGGGAAACTGGATGCCGTCTCACAGGTCACTCGCGATAAATCCGGTCGTGCAGCGCTGCGTAAAGCGGCAAACGTCATCAGGGACAGAGCGCGCAATAATGCCGCGCGGGTTGATGACCCTCTCACCAAAGAGGCTATCTACAAAAACATTGTGGTCAGCTTCAGCAGCAAGGCGTTTCGCAGAACCGGCGATCCAACGTTTCGTGTCGGGGTGATGGGCGGCGCCAGGCAATACGCCAATACAAAGGGCAACGTCCGAAAAGGCAGGGCGGGTAAAAGTTATAACACTGCCGGAGATAAAGGTAATCCCGGCGGGGATACCTGGTACTGGCGATTCCTGGAGTTCGGCACAGAACATGCTGCAGCGAGGCCAATAATTAGGCCTGCACTGAATGGGGTCGATGCCGATGTGATAAACGTTTTTGCTTTGGAGCTGGAAAAGTCCATTGATCGCGCTGTGCGTCGAGCAGCTAAAAAGGGGGCTCCGGTATGATTGCTCCAATATTTGCAGTTTGCGCAGCCAGCCAGGCAATCAGGGATTTGTTAGGCTCTAATCCCGTGCGGCTTTATCCGTTCGGTATGCAGGACGATAATATCGTTTACCCCTATGCAGTCTGGCAAAACATAGGCGGCTCACCTGAAAATTATCTGAACCAGCGGCCAGATGCAGATCACTATTCTCTGCAGGTTGATGTCTATGGTGATACTGACACCGACGTGATCGCCACTGCCCGTGCTTTACGCGACGCGATTGAGGGCAAGGCCTATATCACCCGATGGGGTGAACAAAGCCGCGATCCTGAAACAATGCGATACCGCTTTTCCTTCGATGTTGACTGGATAACGCCCAGATAACCAACAACCCCAAACTGACCCGCCTTGTGCGGGTTTTTCTTTTATGGAGACAAAATATGTCTGTATTAACGCAAGGCACGCAATTTTTTGTGCTCAAGTCTGGCGTGGTCAGCGAGGTTGAATGCATCACCAGTTTCAACCCCGGCGGCAACCCTGCCGATCAGATTGAAGATACCTGTCTGAGTGAGCGGGATTCCAGAACCTACAAAAAGGGGCTTAAAACGCCTGCGGCCGCAACCGTCGGGCTCAACGCTGATCCGACGAACGCCAGCCACATTATGTTGCATGGCCTCGCTGAAGCGAATGACCAGACGCCGTTAACTTTTGCGGTTGGCTGGTCAGATGGAACCAGTGTCCCGACAGCCGCCGCTTCTGGCGCTGAGGATGCTGTTGATGGTCTGGTGCTGCCATCGGATCGCACCTGGTTCATTTTCCATGGTTACGTTTCCGACTTCCCGTTTGATTTCCAGGGTAATGCTGTTGTGACGACCTCCGCCACGATCCAGCGGTCTGGCTCTTCCGTATGGGTGCCAAAGGCCGCAGCGTAATTAATATGCCCGGTTATCCGGGCTTTTCTATTCAGGAGCTGAAATGCAACTTACTCTCGATACGTTAAAAGAAACCGGTGCTTTTACCGGGCGTCCCGTGGAAAAAGAAATTAAGTGGAAAGGCCGTGACGGGAAAGAGCATATCGCAACCGTCTATGTGCGCCCGATGGGCTACCACACCACTAAAGCTGAACTGCTGGCGTACAACGGGAAATCGGACCCGATTGCTGAGCGCATTGCGGCGCATATTTGCGATCAGGACGGTGCTGCGGTGTTTACCGCGGCTGACATTCTTGGAACCGCTACCCCGGATCGTGGGGCGCTGGATGGCCCGATCGTTATGGCCCTCCTGGCTGCAATTCATGATGTAAACGAACTGGGAAAGACTACGAGCTAACCGGCGAGGATGAATTCTGGTGCGAACTGGTGATGAACGGCATCGGCGGCCGCACCATCGCAGAGGCTCAGGAGCGGATGAGTCGCAGGGAATTTCTGGTTTGGCTCAAGTACCGTGAGAAGTACGGACCGCTCAATATCATGATGCGTACCGAGTGGGGGGCTTCGCTGGTGGCTTCTGTCCTGGCTAACATCAATAAGGCAAAGAACACGCCGCCGTTCAAGGTAAGTGACTTTGCACCGCACATCAACGAAGCGCCATTATCTCTGGAAGAGGCCATGAAAGCCTGGGACTAATTATTGTTTTTGCCTTTAAAAAAATCCTGCTACCCTTTTGGTAACTATTATCACGAGGGAATGATATGAAGAGTTCAGGGCAGCTGTTATCGCTGGCAGGTATAATTCTCGCGGTGTACTCATTGTTCTTTATGGATGTGAGTGTTGAGGTTGGCGATGGTACAAGAGTTAATAATATTGGGCTAATGGCTCAACAGCAAAACTATTTATTAGTTGCGGTTGTTCTTTTTCTTGCTGGTATCTTCATTTCTTTCTCAGGGAGAAAGAAGTCATTACAAGAGGTAGATTTTACTAAAATAGAATCTTTCTCATCAGATGACTTTGTTTCTTTGAAAGATGGTGAACCATGCCTTAATATATTGGCTGTAGACAATCTTGCAATTATGTTTTTAAAAAAACATGGTTCAAACAGTGTAAATGATATCCTTTTTATGAATATGCCTTTAATCGATAGGTTAGAACAAGGTCTCCCTGAATCACTAAGGAAAGATTTTAAATCTACCCTTAAAAAGAGGTTAAAGGACAATTGTTAAAATAACGCCCGCTAAAAGCGGGCTTTTTTTCACTTGGAGAATTTATGGCTGGCAAGTCACTGGGAACTCTGACTATCGACTTGGTTGCAAAAGTTGGTGGGTTTGTTTCAGGGATGGATAAAGCTGAGCGCGCATCGGCCAAGTGGAGTAAGCAGGTACAAGATGATGTGGCAAAATCCAGTGCTGCACTAGCAGGTATAGGGGCGGCAGCTATTGCAGCTGGGCTGGCTGTTGGCGCATCCGGATTTCAATTACTGAAATCCACATCTAGGCAAATAGCAGAAACTGACCGCTGGGCTAAATCATTACAATTATCTACCCAGGAACTTCTTGCTTGGCAGTTTGCAGCTGAGAAGGCTGGTGTCTCCGGTGACCAAATGGCTGATATCTTCAAGGATATTGGTGATAAGATTGGTGACGCGGTATTAAATAAATCAGGTGAAGCTGTTGATGCGCTCAACGCTCTTGGATTATCTGCGGAAAAACTATCAAAAGTCAGTCCAGATAAACAATTGCTCGCTATCGGTGAATCTTTGGGGAAAATTAGTACTAATGCCGAGAAGACCACCATTCTTGAAAGTTTGGGTAACGACCTTTCAAAATTGCTTCCTTTGTTTGATAACAATAACCAAAAACTCAAACAGTTTATTGACCTTGCTAAAGATTATGGTGTTGCTCCTGATCCATCCTCTATTGATGATTTAGTAAAGGTTAATCAACTTTTTGAAGATATGGAGGCTCAGGTTGCAGGGCTCAAAATTGAGATTGCGGCCGGATTGGCAAAAGTTGATCTAACTCCTTTGCAGGGCTCACTTGATAAGCTTCATGACGTACTGACTGACCCCTTGGTTCTTCAAGGTATTTCTGATCTTGTATCGGAAGTCGCTCAACTTGCTGGATGGCTTGTAAAAGCAGCTGCAGGAGCGGGTCAACTAGCAGCCAGCACAGGAAACCGTTTTGCGGCGCTTAGTGGTAAGATCGACCTAACAAATATAGACCAAGTTAATGAGCGTATTGAATATCTGCAAAAAATCCTTGAAGGGAAAAAAGGTTTCTACTCTCAAAGTGAGTCAATGTTTGGTTGGATTACAGGTGTAGATGACAGCGCTAAAGCACTAAACGATGAACTGCAATCCCTTATAGAAACTAGAGATAAATTCTCTAAAGCTAGCAAATCGGTGCTACCCCTTCAGGTAGCCACTGTGGGAACGGACAATCCATTTTCTTTACCTCCTGGTGGTACGAACGGAAAACCTGTTAAAACACCAACAAGTAAAACAGAAAATGCTTTTAACAGCAGATTGCTTGATCTACAAAAACAAGCTGCTCTCATTGAAACTACTGGTAAAAAAACAGCTGAGGTTACAGAACTCGAAAAAATTAATTTTGATATTACCAGTGGCAATCTTAAAAAATTGTCAGAAGCTCAAAAAGAGCAGCTTCGCACTGCTGCAAAGGCCCTAGACTCCAAAAAGGAAGAGCTTAGGCTTAATCAGGAAAATGCCAGGGTTGCTGAATATGTTTCCGGTTTAGAAAAGCAGAATAAGTTAGTACGACAGGGATTTGATAATCAAATTGTTGGCCGTTATTCTGGAAGTCGTGAGCGTTCACGCATGCAGGATAATAATGATATACAGCAGGACTTTGCCTCGCGACAGGATGACTTATTAAATCAGCTCCAGTCTGGAGATATAGACCAAAGTCTTTACGATAAAAAGAAAGAAGCATTACAGAATTCTCTTGATGAGAGACTTAAGATACAGGAGGAATATTATAAAAAGCAGGATGAGTTACAAAATGATGGTGCTGCTGGTTTTATATCCGGGCTAGCAACGCAAATAGAAGCATCAATGGATTTATATACCAACATGCAACAGGTTGGTGCACAGGCATTTAGCACCTTAACGGATATGATTATTAACTGGGCAGAAACCGGAAAGTTAAATGTTAAAGATTTTGCTGCGACGTTTCTGCAATCTGTTGGTAGCACACTTCTTTCTTATGCTGCTGCCCAAGTTGCAATGGCGGGTCTGCAGGCCTTTACAGCAATGATCGGCGTGCCGTTTGTAGGCCCCGAAATAGCAGGACCGGCAGCAATAGCCGCAACTGCGGCGGCTGGAGTGCTGGCGATAGGAGTCGGTACAGCCCTTCAGGGCCAAGCTCACGACGGTATCGACTCTGTACCCGAAACAGGAACCTGGCTCCTGCAGAAAGGTGAGCGCGTTACGACAGCTAAAACCAGCGCCAAACTGGATGCCACTCTGGATCGAGTAGCAAACCAGTCAACAGGCGGCGGCGCGATTTATTCGCCCACCATCAATATCCCCATCAATGGTAACCCCTCAGATGCAACTTTGGCGCTTGTTCGTAAAGCTGCAGATGAGGGGGCTGAAAAGGGGTACCGGAAGGCGGTTAACTCCGTAGCAAGCGGTCAGGGTGATTTACATAAGGCTCTGATGGGGAAAACTACCTCGGGGAGGAAAATTAGCTGATGGCAATTTCAACTAATCTCAATTACCCGAAGGATTATCTCCCTTGCCCATTGAAGGAGAACTTTGGTCTTAAAGCGACTTCTCCGCTAAAAAGTACCGCGATGGTTACCGGAAGGCGGAGACAAAGGCGAGCTTATACTTCGGTTCCTACTCAAACGCCAGTTTCATGGATCTTTACTGATGGTCAGGCACAGCTTTTCGAAGCCTGGTACCGAGACATCATTACCGATGGGGCTGACTGGTTCAACATGCCGCTCCTCACCCCTTTAGGTGCGCAAGATTATGTCTGTAGGTTTGTCGATATATACGAGGGACCGACACCAGAAGGCGGTAAATACTGGCGATATAGTGCAACGCTGGAATTATGGGAGCGTCCAATCCTTCCGCCCGGCTGGGCCGAGTTCCCTGACTTCATTGTGAACAGCGATATTCTTGATCTTGCCGTTAACAGGGAGTGGCCTGAAGCATGACAAGACTTAACAGGCTCTATGCCAGCAGCGGGCCGGAGGTGATCATTGAGACGCTGCAGATCACCATTGGTTCTGACGTCCATTATCTGTGCCAGGGTTACGAGAACATCACGGCAACGACGGAGAACGGCGATACCGTAACGTTTACCGCCTGTGCGATAGACATTGCGCTGCCGGCGCGCAATGCGGACGGTACGCAAGATTTGAAATTTGCCCTGTGCAATATCGATGGTGTTGTGTCCACGGCGATCCGCAATGCGCTGGCTAACCGTCTGTCAGCATTGCTGACGTACCGGCGTTATATCTCCACGGATTTAGCGGCCCCTGCGGAAGTGCCGTATACGCTGAAAATCAAGTCTGGTTACTGGACGGCGACAGAGGCGCAGATTACCGCGGGTTATATGAATATCCTTGATACAGCCTGGCCACGTTACCGCTACACGCTACCTGTATTCCCCGGACTGCGTTATATCAGCTAAGGAATCCCAATGTTTAACCCTGATAAATACCGTTCAGTCACCTGGCTGAAGGGCGGGCGCGTATACCCGCAGCTCGACTGCTTCGGCATTGTGAACGAGATACGCCGCGACCTGAATTTACCCGTCTGGCCCGATTTTGCAGGGGTCACCAAAGACGACGGCGGCCTCGACCGGGAAGCGCGCCGGATGATGCTTACCCTTGAGCGCTGCGAACCCTGCGAAGGGGCCGGGGTGGCCTGTTATTCCGGATCGACTGTCACCCACGTAGGGATCGTGGTCAGTATCGATGGTCTGTTGCATGTGGCGGAATGCAATCCGGGAACGAACGTCACCTTTCTGCCGTTGCCGCGGTTTAAGCGGCGATTTGTCAAAGTGGAGTTCTGGCAATGACCATTCGTTTTTACCCTTCCCGGCTTCCCGGTGAACCACTCGAAACGCATGAGCATGGTGTAACCAGTATTCGCAGCTGGCTGGTGGCAAATGTTGAAGGCTACGAGGATCGGGATGTCCCACCGCTGACCGTTGAGGTTGAGGGGCAGTCAATTCCGCCAGGCGAATGGGCTACTTTCGTGATCCATCCTGATAGTGATGTCCGGCTTTATCCGGTGCCTTTCGGGCTTGAGGCCGCGACAATTGCCTGGATAGGTGTGGGCATCGCCGTCGCATCTGCGGCTTATTCATTGTTCATGATGAGTAACATTGATGCTGGCGGCTACACGTCATCCACAGGGCGAAGCCTCGACCTGAACCCGGCAAAGGCAAATACGGCAAAACTGGGTGATGCCATTCGTGAGGTGTTTGGCCGGGTGCGTATCTACCCTGATTATGTGGTGCAGCCGGTTACCCGGTTTGATGCCGCCGAACCTACGAAAATGCGCGTCCAGATGCTGCTGTGTCTCGGCGTCGGTGATCTGATTTATACCAATGGCGATATCCGGGTTGGCAGTACGCCAGCTTCAACGCTACCGGGATTCAGCAGCACCCATTACCCGCCAGGCGCGGACGTTTCCGGTGATGAGCGCAGCGAAAACTGGGTCAATTCCACCGAAGTGGGCGGGACGTCATCCGGCACCGGGCTGGATATGGCCCAGACGTCGCCGGACGCAGACGACATTATCGCAGACAGCATGACCGTCTCCGGATCGAGCGTGACGTTTACGGGGCTGGATACGGATGATGATGACGATAATGACGAGAACGATAACGCACTGTCGCCCAGCTGGGTCGCTGGCGCCGTGGTCGAACTTAAAGCCCCGGCGAACTACCAGATCACCACGGCGGCCGGATACAGCGTTATCGCAAGCCCGCTGCTGACGGAGATCGCGCCGGTAGTAGGTATGCCGGTGACGCTGGGGTTTAACTCTGTCGATTACGATCTGTTTATCGCGTCATATACCCCCGGTCAGGCTGCAGTGCCCGGCACCGGGGGGAGTGCGGCAAAAGTCCAGGCCAGTGCGGCCCCGACCACCTACGATTTTTCGACCAGCTCCAGCACGTTCACGATCACCTGGCAGGGGGTTACCTACCCGGTGTCGCTGGTGGCTAACTACGTCTCGATGTCGGGACTGCTGGCGGCCATCACCGAGGGACTCACCGGCTCCGGCCTGGTTGCGCAGGACAACGGCGGCACCGTACTGATAACCGAGTCGGCCAGTCCGTTCGCGGGTGGGGAGATCACGTCCTCTTCGCTGCCTGCAGCTGTTTTCGGTGATGCCCCGGTTTATACCTCCGGCACGGCATCAACCGGCGGCAGCCCGGCGGTAACGGCGAATGTGACGCTTGCCTATAACAGCGCCACGGGAACGGGCTTTTCCGGCATGCCGGAGGGGGTGCAACGGCTTTCACTTGCTCACCGCGGGAATGAGTACCGCATTGTCTCGGCCGACGGCACAACGGCGACAGTGGCGCGCCTGGTTAATGGTGCCGTTGATGAGTCATGGCCGGGATTCACCGCCCGGACGATGATTGACTATGAGGCCACTGGTCTTAACGACACGCTGAGCTGGCTTGGGCCGTTCCTGGTTTGCCCTGAGAATGAAGTGGTGGATGCGTTTGAAGTGAATTTCTCTTTCCCGAACGGCATCTGTGGCTTTGACAGTAAGGGCAAAAAACGGATCCGCCACGTTGAGTGGGAGATTCAGTATCGCGTCTACGGTTCCGGATCGGGGTGGGTGAGTCACCAGGGAGAGTATGCGCTGAAAAACGTCAACGGGTTAGGTTTCACTGAGCGGATCACCCTCAGTTCTCCGGGACTGGTAGAGGTTCGCTGCCGTCGGCGCAATGAGCAGGGCTCAAACAACGCCAGGGATTCGATGTACTGGCAGGCACTGCGCGGGCGACTGCTGACGCGCCCTTCATCCTATCCCGGCGTGTCGCTGATGGCGGTGACCGTTGAGACGGGCGGGAAGCTGGCGGCGCAGTCGGACCGCCGCGTAAACGTTGTGGCCACGCGGGCCTACGACTCAGGAACGGCCAGAACCATTTCGGGGGCGCTGCTGCATGTCGGGAACTCGCTGGGACTGGAGATGGATGTCGACACCATCAACGTGCTGGAGTCTGCATACTGGACACCACGCGGCGAGTATTTCGACTTTGCTACCGGCGACAGTATCTCAGCGCTGGAAATGCTGCAGAAGATAGCCAATGCCGGGAAGTCACGTTTTCTGCTGAGTGATGGCCTGGCGACGGTCAACCGTGAGGGGATTAAGCCCTGGACTGGCGTGATCACTCCGCATGAGATGGTGGAGGAGCTGCAGAGCGGATTTACCGTACCGTCCGACGATGATTTTGATGGCGTCGACGTGACATACATCAACGGGACTACCTGGGCGGAGGAGACCGTTAAATGCCGGACGCCTGATAATCCCACGCCGGTGAAAATCGAGAACTACAAACTCGATGGGGTACTGAATCAGGATCACGCCTACCAGATCGGCATGCGTCGCCTGATGAAATACCTGCAGCAGCGGGTGACGTTCCAGACCACTACCGAGCTGGACGCGCTGTGCTACAACACGGGCGATCGCATTGTGCTCACGGATGATATTCCGGGTAACAACACGATTTCCTGTCTGGTGGAGGCGATGACAACGGCTGGTGGCGTGACAACGTTCACCGTTACGGAGCCGCTGGACTGGTCTTTCGAAAATCCCCGAGCGCTGATCCGCTATCAGGATGGCTCTGCATCCGGTCTGATGGTGGCGAGCAGAGTGGGGGATTATCAGTTGTCCGTTCCCCATCTGAGTGATTTTGATGACCCATTGAAGATTGATCAGACTTCACCAGCCATTGAGCCAGTCCGCCTGGTGTTCTGCGGCTCAACGCGTCATGTCTATGACGCCATTGTTGAGGAGATTGCCCCACAATCAGACGGGACGTGTCAGGTTACCGCCAAAGAGTACCGCGCGTCCTTCTACGACTACGACAACGCCAGTTATCCCGGCGATATTGCATAAAACAGAAATAACTCTCAACAACCCGCTTCGGCGGGTTTTTTTGTTATAGGGCGACTATGAGCACATATAAAACGAAAAATCCTTTAGGTTCCGCCGCCGTAAAGGACCTGTACGATAACGCTGAAAACGTGGATAAATTCGTTAACGACAGGACAAAAGAGGAGTTAGAGGACCGGTTAGGTGTGCTTCGCAAAACCTGGCACGGCATGGAGATGATCTTCAGCCGCTTTATAGACTACATCACTGGTCGCGGCGAGCAGGCAGTTGCAGCTATCGGCTGGCAGGAGCTTGGCGACTGGGCTGTTGGTCTGGCTGTAGATAATCGCCAGCAAATCGTCTACTACAATGGCTCCTGGTACAAATATCTTGGTGAGCTTGAGCACGTCATTGCCGGGGATTCTCCTGAGAACGATGGCGGTGTGTGGTCGGCTGCAAACCCCACAGGGAAATGGTCGAACATCGGTGACGCGGCTCTTCGC